GCCTGCGGACAAGATTGTTACCTGTCTGCCTGAAGCGTTTGTAACGCTACCGCCAGAAGCCAATGCCCCGTTAATTGTTAATGCGGCGTTGTTACCAACGGCGGCTATCGTTGAAACACCGTTTGGGTCTGCCGCCACCTCATCGCTGATGATGACTGGGGTTACGTCTGATCCTGCCATATTAATCTCCTATAATAAAAGGTGGGGCGTTAACCCCACCAAATTAATAATTACGCAATCTGAACGTACTCAATGATGAAAGTAAACGATCCGTCAGTTGTAGAGTTTACAGTATTTGTAACATTACAAAAGATGGTTCGTTCCGCAGAAGCATACTGAGCAGAAATAGGGGCCGTGGATGCGTTTTGAGTAGTAGCAACCAAGGTAGTAGTTGTTACGTTTCCAACGACAACTGTTGTACCGCCATCTAGGATCTCATCTGCGATAGCCGCAACAATTTGTGCGCCCGAAGAGGATGTACCAACTTCATAACCAATGTCACCCGTTCCAATAACAGGAGCTACAGCACAAAAGATTTTAATGTTTGTGATGATTGTATTTGCTGGCTGAGTAAACTCACCAATCGCTGGGCTGTCGCCTGCGGTTGAGTTAACAGTAACTCCAGAGGCAAAGCCAACGTGCTTTACAAATTTGTTTGTTACAACGCCTGTTGAAGCCGTGTTCGCTACAGTTGTAAAAGCACCAGTTGTTGCATTTTTAGAGACAACCTGAAAGCCGCCTTCTGAGCGCACTGGTCCGCTAAAAGTAGAATTACCCATGAGAATCTCCTGTCGAGGGTTAAGTCAGCCGCACCATACGGCTGTCAGGGATATTAGAACGATAAAGGATTACCAAACAAAAAGAAAGGGGCAACCTAAGCTGCCCCTCCTTTTGCCAATATGACGTGCTTTACGCTGCGCCGGGAGTTCCAAATACGGAACGCCAGTCGCTTACGCCAAAGGAGTAACGCTCACGAGCCTTAAACCGCATATTACCAGTATCAAAATCGCCTTCCATGGCAGTTTTAATTGCTGAACGGTTAAAGAACTTAAAGCCGTTTGGAGCATCAGTCTTAATGAAGAAAGCATCTGTGTCAGTCAGGAAGTGGTTAACCACCGCACCTTCTGGCAACATGCCCATGTTCTTCATTGCGTTGTTGTCATTGTCTGAAGTACCGCTACGCAGATTGGAGTTTAAAACCCGCTCTGCAATAAACTGCAATTCTTTTGGAATGATAAGTTTCGTTCCACGAACTGCAATTTTAAGACCGCGCTCATCAGTAAATCCTGCAACATCAATCAACATCTGCTCCAAGGAGGTTTCGTTGAGGTCTGCCGCAGTGGCGAGAAGGTTGGTCTGGTTGCCGGACAAAGACGGATGCGAAGCTGAACAAAGTGCTGCGCCATCACCAAGAGCGTTGCCGCCCGTAGCAGAGAACGCGTTGTTCAAGATCGCAGCAGCTTTAATCTGCTTTGTTTGAGCCATCGAACGAGCAAGTGCTTTCGTATAACGGGAAGCAAGACGATCATAGAGATTGTCCTCAATAGCTTCTTCGGTAATTGAAAACGCAAGTGCGATAGTTTCGTGAGTGTAACGAGCAGTGTATGTTTCACGAGCATCATCAAACGAGATGGCAGTGCCTTCTCCTTTAAGTGGTGCTGCTGCAAAACCACCGAGCATAACTTCCTCCTCAAAAGCTCGGTCGGAGCTTTCTTCATCGAAGATTTCGCCATGTTCGTTCTCGTAACGATCGTATTCAAGCCCAAATAAAGCATTTAGGCCGGGTTCTAGCTCTGCCGCTAGTTGTGCGCGAGAAATAGCCATATTCTATATCCCTTCCTTAAATGCCAGTTGTTGCGTAAGTACCAACAGCGATAGTATTACCGTTGTTGAAGTGACCGTTTAGACGAACAATATATTGATGACCTAAAGCAGCATAATCTTCGTTTGAAGGATCATTATAAAGACCTACAATCCGAACATCCAACGTGTTAGTTGTTGCTGCCGTACTAATGTCCAGCATGTCAGAAGACATTCCGGTATTAGTGCTGCCACCGCCTACTGCTGCCATATCACAGTTGATGAACACATCAAGCTGGGCTGTCGCTCTGCTTGTATTTGTTCCGTCCGCGGCTACCACAAATAGCTGAAACGGGTCGTCATATACAGACGCCAGTATCGGGAAATTTGTGTCAACGCTGACGCTGTTAGAACCGGGCCAGTAGTTTAGGAAGGTTCGCTTCTTAGTAGTAGAGTCTACGTATTCGACTCCAGCCATTACACCAAGCGGAGCAACCGCTTGATCGGTCAATATTATTGTTCCAGTGTTTACCGGAATAACAATACCACCGTTAAAAATGGCAGTTGAGTAGTCACTTTTTATCTCATACTGAGTAATACCAGTTGAGTTAACGTTTCCACCAACTTTACTAATAGGACGAAGACCATAGCCACCTGTTAGTGTATTAGCCATATCTTAGCTCCATATGTAAAAAGACGGCCTATTTTCCAGAGCCGCCAAAGGTTACGCGAGATTGACGGTCAGGATTACTGATCGTCATAGTTGAGTGTGCGTTCTCCCGCATCATGTCAGAATCCACCGCTTCCATCTGGTCTGTATTGCGCTTGGCAAAATAGGCCGTCCGTTCAGCGATTGTTTCAACAGGGATACGAGCAAGCATTAAACCGCCAACTCCAAAGACACCTTCATATTTACCTGTTTCGACTACCGGGGATTCAAAGTCGGGGTATTCATCCTGACGGACAAGTTCCCAACCTTCGCGCATTTTAGCGCTGATGTTTTTCCGATCATCAAAGCCACGCGTTTCGGCGCGAATCCAACGATGTTTATAACCATCCGGTGCAGGCGGTGCGTCTAGCATAGACGGGGGAGCCCACGGCTTACGCGCAGCCGTCTTCTCCCGAGTTTTGTTTGCGTGAGGCGTTCGATCAATTTTGTTCTCTGACATAGTTCTAATCCTTCACGTATTTTGCGTATTCAGTTAGCGGCACACCCAATTTTTTCGCGATAGCGACTTGGCTCGGAGTGAGTCGAACCTTTTTCCCACTGCTGCGCCCAGATGTTTGTCTTGAAACCCCAGCAACCGTCTGGACGGCACGTCTGCTAGTGTTGTTTGAGGTCGTATTAAACTTACTGCTAATGCGACTGTCTAGTTCATTATAGTAGTCATCGCTCTTCGGGTCAAACCCTTCTTCCTCTACAAGGGTTTTATGGATGCCAAACGCGGCGTAGGTCATAGCATCGTCTTGACCAAACCATTCGTTTTTCTCTGCCCAAGACTCGGCTTTACGATCTGGACGGCGAATTTCCTGCTGTTGTGGCTGTTGCGGCTGCTGCTGTTGTTGTGGCTGCTGCTGCGCACGTTGAGCGTTTGCACGTTCTTGTTGCATCTTTGCCTGAGAAGCACGGTCATTTTCAATCGAAAGAGACGTTAGCTTACGGTTTGCCTCAACGGCTGCTTGGCTGTCACCCATCTCCATAGCACGAGCATACTCTTGCTCCGCTTGAGTTAATTGAGTGTTAACTCGGTTTGTATACTCGTTAACGTAACTCGTATCCAAGTTAGCCATGCGGCTTTTAAGTTGTTGAGATTCACCTTGAACCTGCTTTGCAAAGTTTAAAGCCTCGCTTTCACGGCGCTCTGCCTCACGCATCTTTTTAGTAAGTCGGTCAATGCGCTTCTGTGTTGCATTTTCGGCACGATCAAAAGAGTCATCTTCTGAAACAGGGGACTCAGTTAAAACTTCAACATCAACAGGTCCGGTATCTTCGGCATCTAAATCAAGTTCTATTTGGTTTACTTCAGTCATTTTTTACTCCTAGAAATGTAAAACATCTTCGGGACTTTGGATCGTTGCCAAAATCTCGTCGTCGTTAAGAATACGAACCTCTCCACCGTCAATCCGGAAACGAGAGCCAGCGTACCGGGCAAACATTACCCAATCACCTTTCGCGCACCACGGTCCATGCGGAAACTTATCCGTGTCCTGATACGCTAATTCACCGACCTTTAGGACGTATCCTACTTGGGTGGAGACCGCATTTTCCTCAACAACTTGGTTGGGAAGATATATGCCGCCTTCTGTCTGACCCTTACCGCGGTACGGAAGAATCAACAGTCGCCAACCAGTTGGGCCGGGCATTCTTTCTAAGAGACTTTCCCCGATTTTTTCGGGATCCAGCACTTTTTCTTTTCCGAGACCTGCAACGGCCTCTTTTGCTGCTTTCAAGTTTACTGTTTGCGCTTTAGTCATTGCTACGCTCCTGTTTATCTAGCAGGCCCTTGAGTTCCTGTTCCACATGATTTAGGGCGTCTAAATTCCCCATAAGCTCACGATATTGCTCCTGCGACTTCACATTGCCGTATTGCATTTGGTCAACAATGTTCTGTCGTCTTTCTCGTATCATACGGAAAACTGCTTCCGCAATAAATATCTCATCCATTCTTATAAAATCCCAGTTTATCTGATACGCAGATTACTATAATTTATTAGAAAGGCAATAGAGATTTAAACCATAAGCTCAAAATGCGGCCCATCAATGAACGGTCTACGACCTTGTGTCCTGCGCTCATCAATATAACTGTTCATGGCATCTTCCATAGTCCCGCCGTGAAACTGAGCTACGTTTGATATGTTCCATGCCGCGCCCCACCGAATAGGAACGTCTACTTCCCTAGCAGCTTCAGCCATAGCATCGGCAATATCATCATATAGATTTAGTTCCCAAGAGCCCCGGGAGCCAATATACGCCATTAGGTCTACGGCATAGCCCTGCAAGTGTTTACTTTTCATAGTTTGAGAAGCACCAGCCGCGACAAGCTTGGTCTGCTCTTCCATAGTTCTCATGCCGCAGATCACACCAAAGTCTATTTTTGTTTTGTGAATGGCTGATTTAACAACCGCAATAAGCCGTGGGTCTAAACCCTCTAGCTTGGCCTCGCTTCGTGCGCTTAGTTTAAAAGTCATTTTTCTATCCTTACAATTAAACAAGCAACGGCCATATTGTTACTTGTTACCATAACCTTTGCCTGTTCCTTATACAGTTCACATAAAGTTCTAGTCTCAAAGCTATTTAATTGAAAGTATTGCAAAGGCATCCCTACAACAAACTGCATCCAAACCAACACCCACATTACTTAGGCTTTGTTTTATAGGTTCTTTTTTTAGGTTTGTTTTTAGAACCTTTGGGCCGTCCGCGTTTGGACGGGGCCTTCTTCCCCGTCAACAGCATCCACCAGTAAGAGGCCAATAACCATTTCATTTCATAAACTCCTTACTTAGTTAACCCAGACTTCTTTTCATAAGTTCTTAAACCACCAATCCCAAGCATCCCAAGTAGCACGGTCATAAGAGAACCCATGTCAAACTCAGGTAGCGCAGGTATCTCTGCACCTGAAATAGCTACTATAAACAAAATTAGTGGGCAAAGGATGAAGTGGTAAAGCAGTGCAAACCCACATATCCATCCAACAAAGGGACGCCATCCGCCCTTGAACAAGCTACCAGAAGCCGCTTCCGCCTTGTTAATCTCCAACTGAGCAAGCAATGCCTGCTGGGCATGGTTGTCAGACATCGTTGCAATCTCATGTGCCAGCTTGGCTTTCATGTCAGAGTCAGGAATTACTTTATCTAAGATCCCTGTAACTGGTCCTATTAAGCTAGATAATAAACTCATTTTTCCATCGCCCTTTCGTCGTAAGAAACAGAAGCTTTTTTGTTGTCTGCTTTTGCAGAGTAGGCGTTGAAGCCCATAAAAGCAGCAACAACTCCGCTGGCCGCAATGACGTATACACTAGCTATATCTGTTATAAGAGAAGCCGCTTTGTCAAATCCCAGCACAGACGCCAACAGGATAATAAACGGGTAAATCAACATCCCTGCTAGTGCGAACCCTGTATAGCGCCGCTCGGCGTTGCGCTTCAGGTCTTCGTCATCGATCCTTTTGCGCCGGTCATCTAACTCAAGCAAAGCCCATTCATTTCTCTCGATGGCCCCGCTGTTATTTACATCCGCCCGTGTAAATTCATCCATTACCTATTACTCCCTGCCCACAATGCCGCGCCCCAAATCAGACCGCCTGTACCCACCGCAATCAAAAGCCCAATAGAAACTATAGAAATAATCCAAAAGATCTTGTCGCGTTTGTCAGCTTGTTCTTCCAACGCAAGTTTGTGTCTTTTTCTTGCCTGTGCTGTTTCGTGAACAACCATATCCCATAATCCCGGTTCCGCAGTGGGGCCGCTTCTGCACAACGACCGTAGTTCCTCTAAGGCTTTCTTATGCGCCATACGTGCAGATGCGATGGCAAAACCCTCTTGCTCTGAAGAGCTAAGTCGGCTGAGTGGACCTTTATGTTTTCCACTTTCTGCTAGGTTTATCTCGGATTCAATCTCAGCAAGTTTTCCAAAGGCAGGCATAAGTTCATTAATGTCTTTGCCTGCTTTAATAGCAGAGCTTATGCTTCCAGCAACCTTGGTAACCATACCAGCAAGGGCCAATACTTCAATCATGCTCTAACGCCTTCAGAACTCTCCAGGAAACCTTTGACTATTCTCCAGTTTGATTGGCATTTCTTTGCTCCATCGCTTGACGCTGAACATCGATACGTTCTCGGTTAACATCGCTACGATCATCGGCAACCTGCTCTTGAAGCTCCAATCGAGCAGCGTCTGTCACGGCCCGCTGTTCGATCTTCATCCCGTCAAGTTCCAACTTAGCTTGGTCAATCGCTAACTTATGCTGGGCTTCCATCTCCTTGATAGAAAGTTCCTGCATGCGAATACCAACCAATGGATCCTCCTCCTCCGTGCCCGCAGTCATCATAGGCATAAGAGCTTTAATCAACTCAACCTCAACCTGCGCAACCCGAGACTCAACTTGCTCTGGAGCAAACTGTTCAGGAGGCTGCATTTGTTGTTGCATCTGTTGTTGTTGTTGCTGGGCCATCTGCTGTGCCGTGGCCGAATCAATAGCTCCAGTCTGCACCATAAGTTGTAACTGCTGGCCTTGCTCTTCCATGGAGACCTTCATCTGATCAACCTGTTGCATCGTGCTTTCTTCCGCCAAGGACTTCATCTCTCTGTCCACCCGCTCACGGGCCGCCATGCCGATATGCTGCAAGATGTGGCTGTGTAGTCCCGCCATAACCGGCGGAGCTTCCTGTACCATAGGCAGTGAAAGAAGAGACATGTGAGCCTCAATGTGAGCTTCGTGGTCCTGCTCTGGGAACGCCTGCTGGGGCTGACCCATAAGCATCCCACCATTCTCCATGGCCGGATCTTGAGGAGTAGGCTGGGGTGGTGGTGGAGGCGGTGGTAGAACCTCGTCTATGTTTTGCACCTCTAACGCTTGATACATCCGACGATAAGCGGCGTGAAGGTTGTGCATCTCTGGGTTCGACTGAGCCAGTTGTAGCTGAGTCTGGGCCAAAGTAACCCTCTGAGCCATCGAAAAGATGTTCGGATCTGAGACTGGGAGGACGTCGATCCGGGCGTCAAAGTCCTCGACCTTAACCTCCTGCGGTGCACCTGTTACTTCGTAAGGGTACATCGGAGGTAGATTTTCAGCGAAGATACGCGCCAGCAAACGAAACTCTGTCTTCTGAGCGTAGTGCAACCGTTTATGGATTGCTGACATGACCTTCATGCCGCGCTCCAACATAGCAACCGTAGTTCCTACTGGGGTGTCTTTACCCATATCAGACACAGATTGATCGGCCAGAGAGATGAACCTACGCCCATCGTTAACCAAACCGCCAAGCATCTGAGCCAGCGTAGCTGATGGCTCTTTATAGGGCAGAGGTACAATAGCGTCTCTGATGCTCCCTCCTGGCGCGTCGATGTCTCTCCACTCTCCTGGCTGCAACGGCTCGTCAGAGTTCCGTACACGCACTCCACGGGCCTTAAAGCCTGCGGGGAGGTTAGCTAGGGTTCCAGCGTCTATAAGCTGTCGTAGGAGGCTTGTAGCGGCTCTACCGAGGCCACCAATCATATGGATCATTCCGAAGCCATAGAACCCCAATCCAGGGGTAAACTTGTAATGCACAAAGTAAGGCCGCTTGCGGCGTAGCATATCGTCCATTGCGTAGTTGCGACGGATAGAAAGGATCTGCCCAGAGCTTTCGTCAATCGTAACAATGTACGGAAGACGAATGCCAGTCGGCTCACCAGTCTCTTGGTTGATGTCCTCAAAGCCTTCAATGTCCAGATCAGCGTGGATCTCAAGGATCGTCAGCACATCTTCGCTATAGTTCTTAGATAAACCCTCAAGCTCGTTTACCTTCTGGCGAACAGGATTCTCTTCAAGATTGTCCGAGGTCTGTAAGTCAACGTCACGGTACATGCCCGAGACCTGCAACTTACGCACTTCGTTCTCATCCATACGCAAAACATGCGTAACCCGATTGGCCGTGGTCAGATCAGACGCGGAATAAGGTACAACCAAATCCTGCGCAGGAATAAACTTAGCAACAGCCCGCTGCCGAGTAGCGTCGAAGTAAACTTTCTTGAATGTCGATCCACTTAACGGGAGATAATACAGAAGCTGGTCCATATCTGGATCATACTCTTCCATAACTTCCGTAATCTGGTAGTTCATAAAGTCTTTTACGCGAGTAGCCTGCGCTTCCCGCTCTGGGGTCTTGGCCCCCAACACGCCAGTCTTAACTGGGCCGCCCGAAGGCAGTAGCTCTTTGTACGCTTGAGCCTGAAACTGTGTAACACTTTCCGCAACCAACGGGTGAGTAAGTCCAGACGCGCCCTCAAACGGAGTAGACCGTTCGTCCATCTTAATGCCAAGCAGGTCAAGCCCCTTGACATACGCCTCTTCCCACTCTGACCGTGATTCTAGGTCATCCTCGTATAAACCCCGTAATTCGCTGGATAACGCGCCTAAATCGCCCTCATCCATGAACTCTGCTAGGTTAGCGTCAAACGGAATCAACTCCTCTTGAGCCATCATCTCTTCTTGGAAGTTCATGGGCTGGACAGTCGCGCCCCCCATGCCATCCTCTATAACTTCAGCCCCGCCTGGAAACTCCATCGGTGCATCAATTGCAATTTCTACGTCGGGAAGACCCGCTGTGTCATCCAGGTCAAGCCCCGGTGCGACCATGTTAGGTGGTAATGCCATTAGTAATACTCCCGTTTACGGGGCCTCCATTCGTCTTCCTGGTCGTCCTCTCCAGCCAGAGAGATAAAACCACCCCTACGAAAACGCATAAGTGCCAACGTCATACTATCACAGAAGTCATCGTTGTCACCATTAGGAAACGAAACTACTTCCTCAATCACGTCATCAGCGAACTTCTTGTCTTCCGGTGCCCATACCATACCCGCTTCAAACAACGGCGCAACCATGTGCATCCTCGTTACCTTATCACTTCCTTTGCCCGGTGAGAAGCCCAATGCTGGTATACCGCGCAACC